CCTCTTTCCATATTCCTCAGATGGGATTGACGTGCAGAGGATGGGACCTTGCCGCGACAGAAGAGGTCTCTTCTGCATTGACGGCAGGAATCAAAATAAAGCGGTGTGAGGGTATCTTTTATATTCTTCATGGGCTCTGGTTCAAAGGGACGCCGGGTGTCGTAGATCGCAAAGTCGTATTGACGGCGGAAGCGGATGGGATAGGGTGTATTATAGGATTACCTCAGGATCCCGGACAAGCGGGAATATTTCAGAAACGACATTTCTATTCACTGCTTGCAGGATTTACAGTACGCTGTACTCCTGAATCGGGAAGTAAAGTCGAACGGGCCTCGGCGATCAGCTCTCAAGCAGAAGCAGGAAATGTGAAGATTGTCGAAGGTCCTTATGTGGATGTGCTGCTCGATGAACTCGAATTATTTCCGCATGGTGAATTCCTTGACAGAACTGATGCATTGAGCAGGGCTTATCACACTCTCGTTTCAGGAAGCAACAAGAGGATGAGTGCTCCCACAGGAATCAAGAATGTTCATCCTGATGGAACGATATACGGACAACGAGTAGACAACAGCATTTCACGGAACGATAGATTGATACAGATGACGAGGTAAAGGCGATGGCTGTCACGAAAAAAGGCACACGCAGGCGATACAATAAAAAACATGATTATAAAAAGGAACGTCAGTTTTCCGAAGTAGGTGTAGGAGGAACTAAGGTATTTAGCGGAACGATAGAGGAGGAATTTATACCTGAGTTGAGGGGAGAAAAAGGGCGCAAAGTATTCCGCCAAATGTCTGATAACGATGCCACGATCTCCGCTCTTCTGTTCGGTATTGAAATGCTCGTTAGAGCGACAGAATGGCGTATTGAACCTAACTCGTTATTGAAACAAAAGGAAGTCGATGAGGAACCTACTGAAGAGGAATTAGAAAAAGCTCACTGGCTGCGAGGGGTTTTATTCGAGGATATGGAGCATAGCTGGGATGATTTTATCTCGGATGCGATGACGATGCTCATATATGGATGGTCGTATCATGAAATTGTATACAAATACAGACGACATGAGGACGGTTCCTCCTTCGATGATGGAATGATAGGAATAAAAAAAATAGCGACACGTCCCCAAGAAACACTTGAGGATTGGGTTCTTGCTCCTAACGGGGATGTGCTTGCGATGAGACAGAGGGATCCCAATACACAAAAGATATTTGTAGTCCCTTACGAAAAATCCCTTCTCTTTCGAGCCAGACGACACAAGAACTCCCCCGAAGGTAAATCGATTTTGAGAAATGCCTATCGTTCCTGGTATTTCATGAAAAACGTCGAAGAAATCGAGGCGATTGCTATTGAACGGGAACTGAACGGTCTTCCTGTCTGTTATATTCCTCAGGAGATATTCGACGAGGCAGAAATGGAGGACGGTGATGCAAGCAAGTTGAACGCCTACATCGAACTCGTTCGGGATATTAAATTCAACGAACAGGGAGGAGTCGTTCTTCCTTCTGATCCTTGGGTCGATCAGGATGGACGAATGACGACGATGAAAAAAGTCGAGTTGACTTTGTTGACAACAAACGGACAACGGAGCATCGATACGAACAGAACGATTTTAAGGTATCAACACGATATAGCGAGAACCGTTCTCGCCGACTTTTTAATGCTCGGATCAGGTGAACGAGGATCGTTCGCTCTTTCACGCACCAAGGTCGATTTGTTTCTTCGGGCGTTGAAGGGATGGCTTGAAGCGATCTCGACGGTTATCAATAAAGAACTTGTTCCTCGATTGTGGAAACTGAACGGTCTTTCTATCGACATCATGCCCAAAGTGATACCCGGATCCGTTGCTCCCGAAGATTTACTTGAAATAGGGGATCTGATCAAGAAACTGGCAGAAGCGGGAATGCCTTTATTCCCTGATCCTAACCTTGAAAAACATTTGCGGCATGTAGCAGGATTGCCTGAAAAAGACACGAATATGGCGGATATATTGGAGGAGATGGGATTATACGGAGTCATACAGCCTTATCTTCCTAAAGAACCTCCTGAAACACAAGAAACTCCAGGAGGAGGCAACAATGGTTCGTCAGCTAATCCAGCGAACGGCAATCGAACTGCAACTAGCAGGTGAATTGTTCGCTTTATTTGAAGCATTGCATGTTAAGTATACGCCCAGGCAGATTCAGAATGCGTATGTAAACGGAGGAATTGCTCAAGTTCTTCGAATGCTCGGGACAATTCAACCGGATTTAGCACGAGTGTTGGCACCTATTCTTGTACAAGAAATAATGAAAAACGGTCTTGTTCTCGATAAAGTGATTCCTTCCCGTTCGTTAGCGGAAGGATTTGTTTTTTCGATCACAGAAAGGCATACAGCGCAAGCGATACAGGAATATACGGCAGTTCTTATACGTGATATTGAAATGAGTACCTTTCGTTCGATTGTGCAGGCGGTCGAACGAGGAGTCAGTTTAGGACTCCCTCCTGTTAAAGTAGCTCGGGATATACGACAGTCGATAGGATTGACACGAGCACAGGAAAATATAGTCCAGAATTTCAGACGTTCTCTTGAGGAACGAGATAAGGAAAAACTGGTCGCTATGCTGCAAGATGAAAATTATATCCTGCGTGATCATCGCTTCGATGCCTCCCTTCGATCCTTGCTGAACGATAAAGCAATCAGTCAGGATAAAATCGATAGAATGGTAGGTCGTTATCGGGAGCGTTGGGTCAAGTTTCGATCCGAAGTAATTGCCAATACTGAACTATTTCGAGCGAAGGCAATAGGAGAATACGAATCAGTCAGACAAGCGATGGATGAAGGGAAACTTGACAATCGCTTACGACGATTCTGGGTTTTTACTCCCGATGAGCGAACAAGGGCTCATCATAGGGATATACCTGGGATGAACACGGCAGGAGTGGGAATGTATATGGATTTCAAAACACCTCAAGGTCCTTTACGTTATCCTCTCGATCCCAAAGGAGTTCCTAGTAATGTCATAAATTGCCGGTGTAAAATACAGTACCGAATACCAGGATAGGGTTGAGACTTGTAGGAATTACAGTATACTCAAGGAAGAAATGGAGAACAAAATGCCTAATCCAAGTGACTACAAAGACAGGGAATCGTTTATGAATGCCTGTATCCCTCATGTGATGGGAGAAGGCAAAACAAAAGAACAAGCGGCGGGACAATGCAGTGGGATGTGGGATAGCAAAGTGAAAAAAGTCGATGTCGAAGTGATTGTGAAAGTGTCGGAATCGCTTCCTATTATCAAGAACGATGAACAGCAAATCATGTTCGGATGGTTTTCTGTAGCGACAAAAGGGGGAGTGGATGTTGTCGATACACAACAGGACATCGTCAAAATCGATACCCTTGAGAAGGCAGCCTACAAATTTGTACAGCAATCCCGAATAGGAGGAGAAATGCACAAAGCGATCGGAGTAGGAACGGTTGTCGAATCGATGGTATTTACACAGCAAAAACAGGACGCCTTGGGAATTAAACTTGGATTTGAAGGATGGTGGGGAGGTATTCATTTCCCAGACAAGAACATATGGAAGAAAGTGAAAGAAGGTACTTATAAAGCTTTTAGTATAGGAGGAGCTGCTATCCGAAGGGAGATAACTCATGAATGACAAGAAAAAAACGTATGAATTGATGGATCTCAATGTAATGGAAGTGAGTGCTGTTGATAGTCCTGCGAATGAACACGCCAAAATGGTTTTATTAAAAAACCTAACAGAGAATGAAGAGGAAATAGCCAAAGCAGATTTTAACGCATTGCTGCAATCGATGGAAGTCGATGAGGCAATCAGCAAGATGATGGATAAATTTTGGGTGTTGAATCGGGCCCTTCGGGAGAGTTTTTATTCCGTGATACGAGATAAGGAAATAAAAAACAAAAAGGAGGAAATGAAAAAAACTCTAAAGCAATATATGGATGTCGCTATGAAAATAGTGGGAACGCTTCCTCAAGATACTCCTGTCAGTAAAATTGCGTATGCGGATGGAACTGAGATTGTGATACCTGAGGAACTCATTAAAATGAAAGATAAAATTACCGCCTTAGGCGGAGAACTGTTCAAGGAGGCTACTATGGCTGAAGAAACGAAAGATACCGCCACTATACAGGAGGCGGTAAACAAAGCAGTAAAAGAAGCATTAAATTCTCCCGACATTGAAGAACTCAAAACACTCGCCAAACTATCTGATCTGGAAAAGGAGCACCTCGAGAAATTAGAAGGGGATGCTCGTACAGGATTTCTCAAGGCTTCAAAAGAGGAACGTGCTGTGTTGATTAAAAAAACACAGAAACAATCCTTGCTTGATTCCGATGATGATATTCTTGTTATCAAAGGTAGAAAAGTGACCCGTGAGTCTGTAGGGGACGCTGCTTTTGAAGTGATGAAACTGCAACAAGAGGATTTGCAAGAGCAGCGCAAGATGATGGAAGAAACTCGAAAGCGCAATGAGGAAGTACAGGAATTATCTGCTTTCGAAAAATGCCTCCATCAAGGTGAAACGGTGTACAAACACATTCCTGTCGAAAAATCAGCAAAAGGAAAGCTGCTTCGTTTTATGGAAAAGAATGCCCCTTCTGATGTAAGGGAATCGTTTTTTTCCGTACTGAAATCCGCAGAGGAAGCAATGGAATCGAAAATGAAATATATGGGCGGGGAGATAGGAACAGGTCTCGATTCGACAGGAGACGACAGTGCTCAGGCCCAACTTGATAAATTAGCGGATGTGTATGCCTCAAAAAACAATTGCACTATAGAGAAGGCGATGGATGCAGTCCTTAAAACGAAAGAAGGTGCTGAGCTCTATGATTCTACCATCTTTGAAGGGTGGAGCATTATTTAGTTGTAATTTCAGATTTACAAAATAAACAGGAGGTATGCTAATGGCTTATCAAGAAATCGTAAAAAGTATTTCCCTTGAAGCCTCTTCGGACTTGTCCTCGAGCCAGTATCTTTTTGTGGATGCTAATTCCGATGGTGAAGCTGCTGTAGTCAGTTCAGCAGGAGCGAAAGCGATCGGAGTTCTGCAAAACAATCCTGCCGCTCAAGGACGAGCTGCTACAGTAGCAGTTCAGGGGGTTGTGAAGGTTGTAGCGGGAGCTGCGATTGCGAAGGGAGCTGAAATTGCTTCCTCCGCAGCAGGCAAAGCAGCTACAGCGACATCGAGCCAAATTGTATTGGGAATATCTATGACGGACACAACCGCCGATAGTCAGATCGTCTCAGTATTGCTTGGGCCTACATACGTGAAAGCATAAGGAGAGGAGGTATTATAAACATGAACAAAGCACAAGTACTAAAAGCGTTAGGGTTTTCTTCCATTAAGAAAAACACTCCTACTCCTAGTGACCTGCACGTAAACCGCAATTTAACAAATGTCTCCGTTGCTTATATGCAGTCGGCGGATAATTTTGTAGCGGATAAAGTGTTTCCTAGTATAGGAAGTGATAACCAATCAGATCAATATCCTATCTTTGAACCCGCGGACTGGTTTCGCAACATGATGTTGAAACGTGCTCCCAGCACGGAGACTCCGGGCGATTCCTACAGATTGTCAAGCGATTCGTTCAATTGTCACATCTGGGGCCTTCATAGAGATATTGACGATCAGATGAGGGCGAATGCGGACAGTGTTTATCAACTCGATGCGGAAGCCACTCAGTTTCTTTCGATGCGAGTATTGATCGCTAAGGAACATATCTTCAACGATAATTTCCTTAAAATAGGTGTCTGGGGAACAGATGTGTCAGGAGGAGCCTCAGATCGAGCTAACTTGAGTATTCAATATTGGGATAACGATTCCTCTGATCCTGTGAAGGACATCAAGTATTATATGACATATATGCAGAAGAAAACATATGGAATGCGTCCCAATACATTGATCATTACCCAAAAGATACTCGATGTATTGACGGAGCATCCCGACATCATCGACCGTGTCAAATACGGACAAACTCCAGGTTCAGCCGCCCAAGTCGAATTATCAGATATACAGGGATTGTTCAAGATTCAACGAATCCTTGTCATGGGAGCGGTTGAGAATGTCGATCCCGAAATCAACACCGCAGGATTTGGAACACCTGCCTTCATTCAAGAAAAGAACGCATGGCTGGGATATGTTGCACCTAGTCCAGGTCGTTACACTCCTTCAGCGGGATATACGTTCTTCTGGCAAGGGTATTTGGGTGTAGGAGCACAAGGACAGCGTGTTTCTCGTTTTCGTTTCGAACCGATCAAATCCGATCGTATCGAGATTGAAATGGGATTCGATCCTAAAGTTGTGTGTGCTCCTTGCGGGCTATTCATCGAAAATGCTATTTCCGATGAAGCCTTCGTATCGTAAGGAGGTGAACAATGAATAAACTAAACTTCGTTATATTCGCTTTATTTGTTTTATTCGTCACCTTGTTGTTTTCTTCAGGACCTGTTCCTGTACAATCTCAAATGATCCCATCGGAATCAGGGAGTATGGGAAATACTGTGATTTATGCTGTGCAGTTCAATACCATTAGTTCTGCTACTCATACCTCATGGCTCGATGTATCGTCTAGTGAATACGGATCATTGCAGATACTGAGTGCCTCTGAGACAGCAACAGGGCAACGTTATGTAACGGATGGAGCACTTGTAGGAGGAACAAGGATGTGGCTTGAAGGAAAGTCAGGAGCAGCTGTATCAGGAGATCAAATCAAATACGCAACGTTGACACCTGCCGCAG